CAAAACCTTTTGAATATCATCTAAGTTGTTGCTTATTCCATTGATATTGCTATTTTGTTGAGTAATCTGATCCTGCAAATTTTTCCCGTAAGCTGCATCTAAGGCAAACTTCCCTGTCTCCGTTGTCAACCCATTATTAACCAGATACTTCACCAAGACCTGTTGGAAGGTATCAGATGTAACAACTTTTTCGACCAGGTTCTGAGCAATAACGTCCAACAGGTTCTGTACCGTGGATTTCTTGCCGACCCCTGCGCCTGTAAGATCATGAGTGTCTCCCGCTGATACACTGGCTGCGGTACCGTCAAATCCTGCTGATCCAGCCGCCTGCTCTGCGGCCTTCCTCGCCTCTTCACAGTAATACTGGGCGTTGTCCGCTTCATCCCCCTCTTCCACGCCGCCGACCGCATACCGCTTAGACTGGCCTGAAAAATATTTGGCATTGTTCTTTTCAAAGCTTTCCCCGCCAATGGCCCAGCCCTGTGCCGTACTCGCTGCCTGTTCCGCTACTCCCTTCGCCGTCTGCGCATCAAGGACATACTGCCGGATAGCAGACATTACAGTAGCTTCCAGCTTCTCAAGTGTAATTTTCCCATCCGGAATATCCGCAGATACTTCTTTTCCGTTCACACTCATTCGGATAACATCTGTACTTTTAAACGTGTATGTATCAATGAACTTGGAGAGGGAAACTGTCTGTTTGCTTCCATCTGCCAGTTCCAGGACAAAATTATCACCCTCCAGATAACAGTTAAGAGCAATCTTCTCCATGGCAGTATCCTTTTCCACTTTGCTGCCATCGAACCGGGTAAACGTCATTACGCCGCTGTTCTCATTAAACTCAAAATTGATAAACACATTGGCAAGCTCCGTCTTTTCTGCTTTATCCTTGGATAAAACCACAATGCGGTTATCCAGTTCATTGATTCCGCTTTCAATATGGTTCAGATTAACAGAATTGATCGGCGATTCAATACTGGGCTTATCTTTCCAAGTGTACGGAAAATAGCTCTTTTCCATTTCAGTTGTCCGCTGCTTCATTCTCCTAAGAATCCCCATTTTCATTGCCTCCCTTCTTTACGATCTCATCAAGCGGCCTGCCGGATTCCAAGATGGTCCCGATGGTGCTTACCTTCCTTGCCATTGCCAGCCCTGTATACTGGAGGCTGTCAACAAAATCCATCACCATCTGCATATCCTTCCGGGAATAGACCAGCAGCTTTCCTTTATTTTCTGTCATACAAATCCTCCTTTATCTGCTCAAGTTCCCTCTGCTGTGCCGCAAAAGCTCCTGCAAGCAAAGGAATGAAATTCTGGTATCTAAGTGTCATATACCCATCATCCGGCTTTCGGCCAATCAGAGGGTAGTCCAGTTCCAACTCCCGTAAAGCCTCTGCCACTTCCTGAGCGTAGAAACCAATACCCGGAAGTCCTCCCTGCTTCGTCTTATAGGTAATGGGGCGCAGCCTGGAAATCAGTTGTCCCGCTGTTTCCGGGTCAATCCGTCTTACTGCCCGTTTTAGACGTTTATCAGACCACGACTCTCCTGCAACAGAGCTGTAGATGGAGCGACAGGAAATATAGATGAATTGTGCCTCACCTAAAAAATTGGAATCCCCATCACAATTAATTTTATCTGCTTCCAAATGATTACAGTTAATCACATCCGCCCCGATCGAACTGGTATTTGCAGTACCCCGAAGTTCCATGCCTACTGCCACCAACTTACCTGCGGCATTCCACGTGAGATTCCCGTTAGCGGCACCGCCAGATCCATCTTCATTTACCCAGAAATTAGTACCTTTCAGCACGAAATGGCCTGCTTCCATTACGATTTTAGAACCGCTTTTGTTTGCCTCCAGATTGATCTTAGCCACCAGGTCCCCTGCGCTGACCTTCTGCTCAATCTGTCCGGCCATCACCTTGATGGACCCGGCAAGCTCCACCTCCTGCCCGGTCGCTCGCTTTACCTCTGCTTCAATCGCATCTGATACCACTTTCAGCTGGGCGGTTGTATTCTTCTCCACATCAGAGAGTTTTACGGATACCTCTTCCACGCTGCGCACAATAACTGCGGTCTTTCCTTTGAGCTGTATAATTTCATTGGGGATTCCAAATCTCTGCCCCTGCTGCTTTGTCCCCTTAGACTGAATGGTATCCATCATAGACTGGATCCCGCTCATGGTCCGATGCAGCACAAAGGTAGCTATTTCTGTATCGGTTGTAATTGCCCGTATGCCGTCCCCTGCCTCAATCCATGGCATGGCATACGATACAATTTTTGCTGGGCGGTATGTCTTCCCAGCAATCAGATCATAGACGGACCATGCCAACTTTGTAAGACCAGCGCTCCCCATGCCATAGGTCAAAAAATTCCCTTCTACCACATAAGCATTGCTGCCGGATCCTACCACCGCTCCGATATCTCCCTCCTCCTGCCGGATCTGGACACGGTCAATTCCATCAATGAGGTAATCCTCATATGTGATTGTCTTATAATATTCCAGATTCTCCGCAGATTGCCAGCCAGACTGGGGAAATAGGTCATTTCCCGGATACAGCGTTTCAGATGGATAGACACCCGTGTTCTGCAGGCTTATATACGCCAGTGCGCCGGTCCGGTCAAAATGGCCGAACACTCCGTTGATCTCACAGATCGCCCGCAGTACATCCCTGCCGCACAGTGTTTCAGGATCAATGGTCTTTCCGATCATCAAATCATCATTCGGCAGCTGTGTAAACCTCTGGCTCACTCCGATGTAATCACACAGACTATCCCTCAGTTCCTTGAGGGTATGTACCGAGGATTCTTCCGGATATATGGCCTGATACCATTCTGATACATCGGTATCAAATTTTTTCATGCGATCATATGCGGTTATTTTCCGCTTCCGCCGGTCTGCCTGACGGATCACACTATCCACAGTATAAATCCCATAAGCCATTGAATAATCGCCTATGGATAATGTCGCCGTAAACTCTTTCCCCTCTATGTCATCCTCTACGTCTGCTACTGTAAGCGTCAGTTTTGCAGACTCGCAGCTTCCCCAAACAATGTTATCGCCGGAGCTCAGGCTTTCGGTCAAACTCAAAGTCTCCGCACAAATGCGGTCCATCCCAATTGTAAGCCATGGGCTTCCCGCATCTGCCGGAAACAAATCACTGGAAGGGTATAAATCATTGGAGGGATACAGGGTGTCCACATTCCGATTGAAGAATGACAGCTCCAACGTTCTTACTGTCTCCTCGCAGTTATTGTCTCCCCGGAATCTCTGCTTGATTTCCTCTGCAATCTCTAACACTCCACCACCTCCCTAGTACTCAATCAACGCAATACGGATAGGGTTATACCGTATGTCTGTTCCGCTTGCATCATAATATGGGAATTGGATATCCGGTACATAAAACGTCCCTTTTGTATATGTGTTCGTTTCATCGTTCCAATACTCAACTTCCATGGTTACACGGTCAGGAAAATAGGACTGCATATCAATCTTGCTGTCCAAATGCATAAACGGCGTTGTCCACTCGATCTTGCTTCTGGTATGGGGGAGTACATTTCTATGAAGCCTTCCGTAACCATCCTGGTAAGAATCCTCGTCCTGCTTCTGGTTCGGCGTGGCATTGTAGGAGCCATGTGCAATATATTTTTCCGGAAATATGCGGCCGTCAAACTTTAACAGCCACCCCTGATATGCGGACATAATGTACTACCTCCTCATTTTTTACGCAAAGAAGCGGGACATCAAATGCCCCGCCGTATTTAATAATCCAAGGCCAGCTGCCTCCCAGTCTGCTTTCTGTACTCACCAGCCCCGGATCTCCAAAGATCTACCACATCATCTTTATTGACTCCAGGCTTTGCCAAAATTGCCCTCAACAGGTCATTCTGTTCTCGCAGCAGCTGATTCTGTTCCGTATTTGCCGCATATACGGCCGTTGCAATTCCATCCGTGATCTGGTCCTGATTTGCCACTGCAGACCTGCGGCCAAAACGTCCGATCATCTCCGGTCCTGCTTCATTGGCTATGAACAGCTCGCCGCGATCTGGGAAGCCTCCGGCTGCAAAGGTTGGAACCTTACCCAAGCTGATCTCCCCGCCTTCATAGAGGGTTTGCCCCATAATGGTAACAGGATCGATAGTAAAGGTAAGTTTCTCATTCAGCCAGCTGGCGAATTTATTCCATAATGCCTTTACCCCTTCAATAGCTGCATCAAAGGATGATTCTAGGCCATCTTTAATACCAGATGAGACTCCTTTCCAGGTTTCCACCTTAAACCATTTGGTAACATGGCTGTCCCACCAGTTCTTTACATCTGTATCCCACTGTCCCACCGTTTCCTGCCACTTTGTTTTCAGGCTGGTTTTAATGGATTCGTATAATTCGCTCCACTTCTGCAACGTAAACCATGGGGCTATATGCTCGTTGTACCACTGGTTCAGGGATTCGGTCCATTCCGGGAATGTTGCAGTAAAACCGCCTATGATTCCCTCCAGGATATACTGTCCATATATCTCCATATTTTTTGCTGGAGATGCAATACCAAAAATGGAACAGATCCCTTCTACGATCCAGTTAAACAGATCTACAATGGGTTCGCTCAAAAAAGATACCCCTGCTGCAAGACCTGCTGCAAGGCCTGCAATTATGTTTTCACCAAATTCAAGGAAATTGTCAGCCTGAAAGGCCTTATCAAAAAAGCCCTTTGCCTTTTCCAAAAGAGAAGATGAAAAATCCCAGTTAAAGAGAGTATCTCCGATCCCTTTCCAGAGTTTTGTGACCCATTCGCCACCCTGAACTGTATCAATCACAAGAGCTACAATAGCGCCAATCAAGGCTCCTATAGGGCCGCCAAGGAATGCACCTATACCTGCACCCTCTGCAATCAATAAGCCCTCTCCCATTGCGTTTAAAACGCTCTGTCCGAAATTCTCACGAATAAATATGTCAATGGCATCAATTATCTCATTTCCAATTACCTGAAGCGCAGGAAGACCCGCTGAAAATGTAACAGCGCCATTTAATACAAGCTGTAATCCTGGTAATGATATCTTAAGCTTTGCTAAAGATTCGCCTATTTTTTTTGCTATCCCTATACCAATTCCCGCAAATTTAAAGCCGAGTATAGCAGTAATCAATGCTGTTTCAATCGGTGCTGCCTCAACCAATCCAGCGTATAATTTAATACCTGCACTTATCGCATCTATAATAATACGTCCAACTTCTGCCAAGATTGTTTTCCAATCAAGACTTGCTAAAAACTGGCCAAGCTTCTGGCCGACCATGAACCAATCGGTATTTTCAAGAGCCGTTGCAAGAGCATTGAGAAGCCCAATCACAAATACAGAAAACGTACTTCCTAACGAACTGAAATCAAACGTCAAAAAGAATCCGTTGATTCCTGCTGCTATAGATAGACCAAAATCAGACCAATCAAACGTTTTTCCAAATTCAAGTCCAGCATATAGTGCGGTGTTTAAAGCAGAACCTATGGTAATCCCTACCTCACCAAACAGCTCCGGAGAAATAAGCCCATTTAAGAATCGGGCAAAGCCGCTTCCAAACCCTCTTGCTGATTCATACGCTTCATTCCAGTTGACACTGCGAAGAGAGTCTGTAATGGCAGCTCCAATATAAGCACCAACGGAATAATAGTCCCCAGCCTTAAACGCATCAATGATCTTACTGGATATCAGATCCGCCTGAGCCTGTACATTTTCCATTCCCAGATCCAAATCCTCAAGGATTCCTCCTCCGCCACCAACTCCACCGCCTCCAGATCCACGGTTGGAGCTTAAGTTGTTCAGCTCATCGAACTTGGCAAGCTGCCGGTTGAGTTCCTTGGCTGATCCCGCAGCGCTTCCCATGTTGTCTGCGATCTGCCCGGAAGATCCGGCAGCCGAATCCATGGAACCGGATACCCCTCCGGCGTTTCCGGATGCATCACCGAAAATGGCTTCTGTAAATGCCTTAAAATAGTTAGCCAATGTCTGGAGCTTCTCCAAAATCGCATTGATTACGGTAATAACCGGGGTAAATACATTGATAAGACCCTGTCCAATAGTTGCCTTTAAGGACTCAAACTGCAGCTGGAGGACCCGCACCTGATTGGCCCAGGAATTGCTTGTCCGGGCAAAGTCACCGGAAGCATCCGACAGCTGGGACATGACAAACCGGTATCGGAGCAGCACCTTCTCCTGCTCGGTCATCTTATTGGTTGTCTTTCCAAGCCCCTCATTCAGTGCGTATTGGTCAAGGGCCGTCTGAGTCATAACCACGCCCAGGTCCTTTAAGCTTTCTGTTTCTCCCGTAAAGATTGATTTCAGCTTCGTGTAAGCCTCATCCTGGGACAGATTGTAAAAGGATGCTACATCACCGGTAAGCCCCATGATCGCAGCCGACATCTCATAGCCTGCATTTCCCGCGATCCCGAAGGATTTTGCCATCGCGCCGTAGGTACCCATATACTTTTTAGCCATCGTCTCCGACAGACCAAACGATTTTGCCGCGTCTTTCGCAAAAGCGTCCACCCTGCCGGACATGGAGCCAAAGGTCACATCTACAACGTTCTGTACTTCCGCCAGATTGCTTCCCAGATCAATACAGGATTTTCCAAATGCCACGATTGCTCCAATACTTAATACCGAAGCAACCACAGCCCCTACCTTCTTCCATGATTGGGAAATCCTGGCTGTCTGACGTTCTACCCTGTCTGCTACCTGGGAAGTCTGTGCCCTTACCTTTTCCATCTGCTCCCTGTAAGGCTTCGTATATGCTTCAATGATAACCTTTAATTTCTCCAGAGTAATCCCACTTCCGTCCGTTATCCTCACCACCTTTCCTGTCTGTTTTTTCTCAACACAGGCCCTGCCTGCGCATTTCATTGTACCTTGCGGCATATTCCTTTCGGGACGCCCTTGCCCGCTCCAGCTGCTCCTTCTTTCGCTGTTCTTCCCACACCCTCTGTTCCCCGGCAAACAGCTCTGGATATACCTCCCAGGTATGGGGGATATGGATTTCATCCTTATCATCAAACAGCTTCTGCATATGGAGCCCGATCAGGGAAGCGGTCTGGAACCGGGCAGAAATACGCTCCTTCATCCGGCTCCGCTCCCTCCGTGCATAGGATTCCATCAGGTCACGGATCTCCCCGACCGAATAACACCAAAAGTCATCCGGCCGGATTCCACAGTCCAAGGCGATCGGATACAGTTCCCAGACCAGATCTGTCAGGGTTACAGGTTGATCTTTGCGTCCTCCAGCTTCTCCTGTACTTCCTCCCTCTGGTTCTCCGTAAAAAAACCGCTTACGATCAGGATATCCATGATAACATCTGCAAACAGTGTGATCTGGGTACCGCCTTCTTCCACATACTGATCGAACATGGACTGCAGGTGCTTAAGCTTTAATCCATGGCTCCACGGGATGGCAGCCATCTGGATCACAGTGAGCATGATCCCAAGAGGCGGGATATCACTGCCGCCGGTAAGAAGGGAGAGAAGGTTTGTCCTGTACTTTTCCTCCAGCTTGCAGACCTGGGCGGTTGTGAGCTTAAGCTTTAACTCATTATCCCCCACCTTCCAATACGCAAAGGGGCGTTTCCTGGTTTTGATCTCCTCTATGGTTTCTACCTTGTTTTTTCCTTCGTTCTCCAGTTCCTCATCCATACCAAATAACTGTGACATATTGCGTTTCCTCCTCTTTCTTTTATACCGGATCAGTTACTTTCAGATCACTCTGCAGCGAAATTGACAGATTGAACTCAATCACGCCATTTACTCCGCCGCCGGTCCTCTTGACCGATACCTGCCCATCAAATTCAGTTTCCGTACCATCAAGCAGTGTTTCCTTGAATGACAGCACTTCCCCGGAATTTTGGGCGGCCCTCATAACACGGTATGGGCAGTCTGCCTTTGAATTGTCATATTTGAATTTGTAAGTCAGATCCCCCGCATCACCGATCCCATTCTCATACTGATGGACTTTATCCGTAAGGCAGGTATTCTGCACCTTTTCAGGCTCAATACCCATTTCCGGGATTTCCTTCAGGCCGGGAAGGTCTTTATACTCTTCCTCAGAACCTTTCTTTTTGTATCCCAGTTTTGATCCGTTTGCCAGCATACATTTCACCTCATTTCTTATGCTGTATGGTAGACCTGTCCGGTCTCCACATCAATAACCATCTCATATCTCATCTGTTTATGCTTCATTCCGCTGGGATCATCCACATCCTGGCACTGCGTCCTCTTTAATCCCAACGCAGCGATTGCAGCATCCACAGCTACGGCAGCAGCGGAAGTACTTCTCCTGTTCCAGATATCAATCCGGTACCGCACGTACGCCTTCTGCTCTTTCATATCTGTGTACTCAATCACCCGGTTGTCTTCCTCCATGTACTGGATTGCCAGATCCTGCTCCCAGTTTTTCGGGTAACAATCCGTTACATTCTCCGATACTGCAAGCAGGGCCTGATATACCTGATCTTTTACATTAATCATTTGCTTTCCTTTCTCAGTTCTCTCGCAATATGGTTCTGCATATTACGCACAATACGCTCCTCATTATCTTTCAGGGCCGGATACATGAAGGGCTGCGCCGGCTGGCCCGTGCACTGGTAGAAACGTCCGTTCGGCGTATCCAGATAAAACCAGTGATATCTCTCCGCCGTCTCCTTATCTATCTGGCTTTCATGGATCCACCAAGGAGACTGGCTGTAAGCCGGGGAAACGGCAGGGGAAATCCCGGCATGGTCTGCCTCTCCCTTTGGGCCAGTACCAAATTCCACATACGGGGCATATGCTTTGTTGGTATATACCGTCCCTACAACCCGGTCATCCACACGCTGGACACTGGACCGGATGCTGTTCCTTAACTCCCCCTGGCTTACCGGGCAGAGCAGTTTCGCCGCTGCCTGTACGTGCTTCAGCTGATTTTTTACAATTCTCTCCATCTGCTGGTCTGCAATCTGCTCCAACGTCGCAAATTTCCGTCCTAATTCCTTGTGGCCTTCGATCATAGTTTTTCTACCTCCAGTGTGAGGAAGCGATAAGGGTAAATAGCCACTATACGGTAATCTGGCTCCTGGCTTCCCGGTACATTAAAACAAATACCATCATCCGCAGAAATCATCGGGCCTCCTTCTATCTGGTAACACACCTTTCCGGAATCAGATATCTCCCTGTACCTGCCGTCAATCCGAAGGTTCCGTATATTTGACAGCCGCTGTCCATACCTCTCGGCCTGAAGCTTTCCGCCTCCCGGCCACTCCTCTGCCCGAAATGTGCCTGCTGGGGCATATTCCACATATGAGCTTCCTTCCGGGTCTTTTTTAGGAACGGCTGCCCTGTGGCAAAACTGCTTCACCCTGCTGCGTTTTAACCTCATATCTTTTGCCTCCTACTCTTGCCAGACGGTACCGGTTCAGCACATCATAGACCTGTTTCGGGGCAGCATCAAACGTATACGATTCCCCGCCTCCGCTCCGTCCGGTCTCCCCTTCCGTCCCCATGCGGTTATAAGCAATCAGGGCCAGGTCCCGAATGGGCTTCTTTAACTCCGGAAGTACCTCCCTACGGTTTGTATAACCCAGCACAAATTCCTCCGCATCCGATAAGAGAAGGGAGAGCAATTCTTCATCGCTCTCCCCAGTCATCTTACTTAACCACGCAAGCTGGTCCATTTAATCCACTTCCTTCAATACTGCCAGAAGCTCTGCCTTTGTGAGGCTGTTTGCGCCCTCGATCCCCTTGCTTTTTGCATATTCCTTCAACTGTACTGCGCTCATCTGTTCTAAGGGAATCGTTTCTTCCTCAGGCGACTGCCCTTCCGCCTGCTGCTCCGGAATGACTTTTTTAAACCCTTCTGCCTCCAAACGGGAACACATTTCTTTCGTCCCTGCCTCTCTCTCAACATTTCCTCGGATGTATCTCATTATCCTTTCGCCTCCTTAACGTTCACCCAGATGGAATTTAACCGATTATCCAATACCCAGATATCATGGAACCGGCGGTAATTCATTTTCCATGCATCTGCGTCCTGGTTTTCATCCGGGCTAAAGATTTTCATTTTATCCTGCTTGGTGATCGCAATGGGGGTGGTTCTGGGAAGGATCATAAAATTGATCTGCTTTGCCGTTTCTCCCTTTTCGTATCCGCCTTTTTCCTGGCCTCCAGTTGTTCCATCGTTAATCTTAATGGCGGTATACATACGATTGGCCGGTGTTTCGATGATCGGCACACCGTCTACAGCCGGAACCCTGGTATTGATTCCGCCTTTTGCAAAGTCAACTGCGGAAATTTTACCGGAAAGGGCAATTTCCAGTTCCATTGTTACTTCTGAAATTGCATGAATCACCAGAGGGCCGTTGTATCCATTATCCCGGACCGCCCTGATTCCCTCTTTAATCTTGCGGAGCACAGTTCCCTCTGCCGGAGTATAGTCATACTCAACCAAAGCCCCGCTCTGGTATCCAATGGCCTGCGTAGCAAGGGCTGACAGGCGGTATGCGTCAATCTCCGGGATTACGTGTTCTCTCTGGAATGCTCCCATAACAGAGGATGCCGTTGTCACAAAATTGTTTTCGTTCACATCCATTGCATCCAGCTGGAACTTGCGGCCACGGTCCTGAGTCATTTTCCGGGTCTCGTATTCCAGCGTCACGCCGCCCTGAACATAGCCTTTGTCACGGTCATAGTTCGCCATTCCCTGTACTGTCATCTTGGGGATTTTTACCTCTGCACCACCATTGTAGATTGCCTGCCCGGCATTTGCATCCATCCAGCCTGTAACAGCGTCCTGGATCGCAATCTTGTCCAAATTGGACTGAAATAAAGTTGCAGTTGCAAGTGTATTGATTGCCATAATTCACATCATCCTTTCATAGCGTTATAAATTTCTTTCTCCAGTTCTTCCATTGGATCCCCCTGAGGCGCCTTCTTAGGTGGATTTCCACCTTTTAAGCGTTCTTCCACCGCAGCCTGTACCGCCTCCTGAAATGCCTTTTCCACAGCTAAAATGGATTGATTGCAGGAATCTGCGTCTGTGTAATTTAACACCCCTGCGAGCCCTGCAGGAAGCTTCTTTTCTGCCAGCGTATTCTTCGCCTGCGCCATCAGCTCTGACCGTGTCACAGCCGCTTCCCGGTCAGCCAACTCCTTCTCCTTTTTCTGCTGCATATACTGCGCTTTTTCCTCTTTGGTCATCTTAGCTAACTTTTCTGCCTCAGACAGCTTATCATCCGTCAGCGTCTGCCATTTCTCTTTTGCATTGGTTAAGGCAGTGTCGATTGCTTTCTGCACTCTCCGGTCAAACTCTGCCTGATAGCCGTCCTTTAACAGATCATCAAAAGAAGGCTGGTTATCTCCTCCTGATCCGTCGGTGCCTGCTCCTCCTGTCCCATCACCGCCCTCTGCTCCAGAAGTATTGCCGCCCTCTGCAAATAACTGCAGCATCATGGGAATCCGTTTTGTTTCTAATGTACGTCTTTTCATTCTTACTCCTCTCTGCCCCAGCCCATCCAGTTAAGTCCAAGCCATTGCGTAGTTTAGGCTCATTTCGGAGCATAAAAATAACACCCAGACCTCTGCCTGCGTGTCTATGACTAATTCTATGACTATCTTAAATCTTTCTATGACTTATTCAATTTTTCCGCACTTAACGCACCGCCTCACATAGCCGCCATAAGGGCCATGACGGCGGCACCAGTGCTTTCTATACTGATGTTCACATCCAGGCTTTGTTCTGCAAAAGAACTGTTTCAGCCATCTTAACAATCTACTCATTGTGTGCTCCTTCCTGTTGCGACGTCGCAACGCCCATTACATGGGATAACAGATATTTTCCCACTTCTTATAGGCATCAAAGTACAGCTCATTCTTATCGCCGTTGTAAGTCAGCTCATAATACATACCATCAGATACAGGCGTACTGAGCAGAGCCTTGTGATTCTGAAGGCTCTTGCTGTACCAGACCACAAACACATCATTCACCGTCATAGTCGGAGTTGCGTCTGTCTTATCCTTCTTCTGGTTGTGATACTCTGCTACCTTGGCCTTGCAGATGTTTAAAAATTCCTGACTTCCCATTGTGATTCCTCCTTAATTTTGCGTATAAAAATACCACCGGCCATTACTGACTGGTGGTTTTTGTACTTCTATTGATTCAATTTTAAATTCCTTTTTTTCGCAAAAACTGAATTTCAGTTTCGAGAACTGACACCTTCACCTTCTCCAGATATTTCACTGCCCTTCGGCACTCTTCTTTTATTTCCAAATGTAAATCATACCCCCTTTTCAACGCCGCATATGAAAACAGAATAATGTGTTCTGCCCAATCCACATTTTCTTTTCCGGTATTAAAACACTCATTATACTCACCTACATACCCCAGCAAACCATCCAGTCCGCATTCAAGATCCGGCCACACATCAAACGCATCATCAATATAGTCTTTAATATCTTCAAGTGCTTCCATGTTTTTTCCTTTCAACTACATTTAAATGGATATTGCTGTCATGCTGCTTAAATTGTTCCAATACATTTTTACAGCTGTCACACATGGGGAAATCAGACAGCAAGTAAGCTTCTGATATTCTCCCGTCATTGCTGTCATGTAAAAATTCCATCAGCTTTGCTTCACTGTCTATACATCGATCCCAAGAACCATAAGGTGAAGAAGATGATTTTACGGGAAACGTTTTAAAAGCTCTTTCTGTTTTAGGTTTTAATAAGATCAGATCAGCAGGGTTTCCCTTATATTTTGAATACCCTCTGCTTACGGCACTCTGTATACTGCTGTTTGCGTAATACGTCTTTCCATTAAATTCGAGAGCCGCGGCATTTCCTTTCTTCCCAACACCCGATTTAAATTCATTCCTAAACTGCTGATTTTTTTCGTGTAGCCCCACAATCTTTTGGGGAGGTACACTTCCCGATACCACATCATACTGGTTAACAATCCGGTATTCATATTTAAGCGTATCCCATTTCTTTTTATCAGTATACTTTATTTTCTGGAAAGAATCCAGTGATTTTGGAATATCGTCTCCCAAAACTGCTTTGTATCTTTCATATTGTTTTCGGTCCGTGCTGTGATTTTTAACTGCTGTTTCTTTATACTCAGCCTGAGCTCTTCCCTTCACATTTTTACGATACCACTCATCATACGTCATATCCGCCGGAACCGTAATTGTTTTCCCTGTTTCCGGATCTCTGGCCCGGCGTTTCATCTGAGCCAGTTCCTCAGCAGAAATATCACAGATGGTTGTTGACCGGCACCACGGATGCATAGGAGGACAATTCTTCCCTGGCTGCTGCTCTGCAACAGGGAAGCGCTTCCCGTCCAGCCTGCGGCATTCCTCGGAGGTCTTCAAATCCAACGTAGCCACATAAATATAAGTCTCAATCCCACACTCCTCATAAGACAGCATCTCCATCTGGTTTGCAAGATTACAGGATTCCGTCCGCACCAGCCTGCGGGCATTGCTGGCTCCCTGAGCGTGCTTATTGGCAATGATATCAGCTGTTTCCCGGTCAGTGCGACCAGTTACCAAGCTTACAAGCAATTCCTGCTTCAAATCCTTTGCAAGAGCCTGCGTATTGTTCCAAATTCGTTTCGAGTAATTTTCCCCAGACCACTTACTGTTGATTACAGTCTCAATCACTTTGGGGTCAATCAGAGAAAAAGAAAATCCCATCCCTGTACGCTGCTGGATATCAAAAATGCTTTTATAATACGCCTCATTCGCCAGATCCACATAATGGCTGGTATTCCTCACTTTTTCCTGGTTATAAATCTCTTGCATAGTAAGGTCGATCTGGTTTTGAAGCTGCTGCAGACGTTCCAGCCTTGCCTGGTAAGCAGGGCTTTCCAGTTCTGCCAGCAGGTCTGCGGCTGTCTGCCCTCTTCCCGGAACCTTGAGTGCCTGTTTTAGTCCGTCAAGAGAGGTTTTATCCCCCAGTGTATTCAAAAGCCTGTATGCTTCCGCATCCGTTAAATGGTGCTTGCGTTTATATCTCTCAAAAATACGGTCCAGCTCATGGGATATATATCCGGACGCCTTCTGGTACAGCTTTGATATCTCGTCTGCTGTATCCTCTGCTGACTGCATATATTCAAACATCCGCTGCGCCTGTCGCTTCTCCCAGTATTTCAGGCTACTCATCTACATCCTCCGGATCTTCGGGCGGCGTATTGCTTCCCAGGCCAAACATGGTCTGCTGCTGTTTGACAGCTTCTTCTGCCTCCTTTTCTACTGCCGCGAGTTCCTCGTCCACATCGCCCACAAAGGGGATCTGAGAAAGCAGTGTTTTCCGGCTGACCTTCCCCCACAGATTCGCCACAATCTGACTGATCTCCAGAAGGTTCTTCGGCAACGCCCTGGTAAACGTAGGGGTGATTCCTGCTGTGTTAACTGTGATCTGCCTGCTCGTGTAAAGCCACCCTGCAAAGATCCTCAGACGTTTGCGAAGCCCTTTTTTATAATATCGGGTTTTAATCTTCGTGATATTTTCAAGCCCCAGAAGCTTAAATTCCATAGCCACACCAGAAACATTTCCCCCGAAGCTCTCATCCGTCATACAGGGAATGTGACTGAATTTGTGGATATCCTGCTCGATCGCTTTCTTAAGGATCTCTACCCCAGTCTCATCAAATGTACGGGTAAGGTACTCCGCTTTCGAATCTGCCGGAAGTTCCAGCAGCTTATCTTTCTTTATCTTGTCCTTTGCCGTGTTCCCATCCTCATCCACAGCATCCGGATCCCCCAGCAAAGCCCCATAAATGGCAAGGATGGAATCAATAAACTGCTCCTTATCAGCAATACGGTCGCTCATCAGGGCATTGTATGCGTCAATCAACGGGATCTGAAGCTCATAGTCTCCAATTGCCAGTTTATTGTTTAGATACTCAATGATCGGGATTTCTCTCAGATAATGGGGTTCCGGCTCCTCTAAAAGGGCCTGAGGGGTATCTATGGCTTCAATATTTAGTACCCATTTAAAATTTGGAGTCAGAACAGTGGCAACATAGGTTATATCCCGTTTGTCTGTATCATCTTTCCTGATATAATAATATACCGCAAAGAGCTCCCCCTGCTCGATCGTATCGTCATAAACCATGAATGTATTTTCGGGAGAAAGATTTTTCACGGCGAGGATGGTTTTATCTTCCTTGGGATAAATATATTCGTAGCATCTCCCGTAAATGGACAGATCCAAACCATTGTCCCCATCGGCCTCGTCCGCTCCGGCAGCTTCTAAAAGATCCGTCAAATCTGCAATATCCGTATCCGATTTATACGAAATTGGATTCCCAATAAAATAAGCGCTGGCTGTATCACTGATATCTTTTGCATGGTTACAGACCAGTTTATTTTTCCGGTTCTCGGACAGGATCTTATGTTCTCCTCCGTAATACTGCATCAGGACCCTAAGCTTTTCCGCCTCTCTCCGGTGCTTCATAATCAGAGTGTAAATTGCCCGTTTATCCGGGTTGCTTTCATCCCAGGCATCCCTAGGCATTGTGTATGTATACATAGTTCTCCCTCCTAATTCAGGCCATAAGAAGATTTCTTCTTTATGCGCACCCTCTTATTGTTCAGGATTGTGTAGCAAAAATACCTCACTGCATCCATAGCATGATCGTGCTGCTTCACCGGGGCATCTTCTCCCCGGTCCGTTGCTTTTGCATCCCAGATGTAGGACGCAAACTCCTTTATGGTATTGATACAGGACTGGCTGAACATGATTTTCCCCCGGTTCAACATACTCATGGTCAGCCGTATTCCGTCAGTCACCTCATTGGCTGCCTTAATCGTCTTATAACCACGTTCATTGAGTTCTGCGGCAAATGAAGTAGCTGCCGGGTCAATAATCACGCCCTGTATTGCTGTCCCATCCAGCCAAACCTCAAAATCATCCGCATAGGCAGACCCGGATTTCTGCTTTGTCTCACGCCCTGAATGGTAGTATTCACGGATACAGTACCAAACGCCATCTATACCTTTATTCCACAGAAGGAAAACCGTCGCATTCTGAGTACCATAGTCACAGCTCACATAGCGTCCTCCGTCAATCAAAAGAGGAGCTATGTCCCGTATTTTCCGGGTGTGCTTATCCGGATCAAACATATCATAGATAACGCCCTCTGCCATCGCCCAGAGCCCCATGATATACCGCTTAAAGAATACGCCGGTATACATACTCCGGTACCTGGCTTTGATTTCTTCCGATAAACTCAGGTTGTCGTCCATAGTGAAGTGGACATACAGCAGCTTCTTAAGATCCGGTTCCTTCCCTGTGGCCTTTGCTTCCTCACGGATCTTGGCGACCTTTTTCTTTCCCAGGTAGCCGATGGCCTTATCAATCCAGTTTACCTTAAACCAGTGATAGGGGCCGTCCGGGTTACAGTTGAACCAGTACTTTGATCCCGTCACGGAGCAGCGACCAGTTGCCTGGTTGACGAAGCTCTCAGGCATCAGCGCCACCTCATCACAGAACAGGCCCGCCAGGGTAATGCCCTGAATCAGATCCTGACTGCGCTCATCCTTACCGCCGAAGATGTAGAAGTAATTCGTGACCTGTCCCCTGCTGATCTCCACCATGTTGTCGGCACGGTGGTCTACCACACGATAACCGCGGCTTTTAAGCATCAGCTTAAGCCAAAATAAGACGTTACGCCGGAAGGACCCGATCGTCTTGCCGCACATGGCAAAGTTTTGTCCCGCAAAGGTGCTCATAGCCCACATCACAAAAGACAGGGACATACAGACGGTCTTACCGGATCGGATGGCCCCATCTGCTATAATGCCGTCATAATCCTTTACAGGGCTGTCAGGCACCCACCATGTCAAGATCTGCTTCTGTTTACGGGAAAAGGGCTGAAACTTGAAAATCTGAACCTTTGTCAGGACATTGCGCTGGCTTTTCAGCTTTTCAATCTTCTGCTTTGTCTGACTGATCCGCTCTTTAATCGTCATCCGTATTCCCCCACAATTCTCTGGTTTCTGCATTCAGTGCTTCCAGGAATCCATCTTCTTCTACTTCCGTTTCCTGTCCTCCCAGCTTCAGTGCTGCCATATCCAGTTTCATGAGCTCAATCTCAAGACGGGCATCATCTACACCATAGCGATGCAGGGAATCAATGGCAGCCTGCTTACGGGCCTGAACACGGGTCAGGGCGTCCTCTATATTCTGGATCTGGCCTAGTGTTGCGTGTTTCTCATCCAGATCCGGCCACTTATCCTTTTCAGTTCCCTTTTTTCTTTTGACGGTGGTGAAATCTGCCCGCCGCAGGTTCTCAATCCGCTTCAGCATCCGGCGCTCCCTGACAGTCAGCAGCTGGATTTCCTGGAAGAGAAGCCGCTCCTTGTCATTTGGAACCGCTGCGGCTAGCTGCTTTTCTTCCGGTTCCAGGCAATCAAAAAGGAGAGTTTCGAACTCTCCTGTCGTAACTGCGTTTTTATTTCCTTCCGGGGCAGCGCCGCCATGGTTTCCAATAGCGTTTTGGTTTCCTGGTTGACCGCCTTTTGCTTTCGCAACGTTGCGTTTGCGCTTATGCAACGTTGCATTGGATTTCTTGTCCCAGTTATATCGCTTCTTCCAGCTCCGGATCGTCCCCACAGGAACCCCCAAAGCCTTGGAAATATCAATCAGTTTCATACCTTGCAGGAACAGCTCCTTTGCCTGCTCCTGACGTTCATCTGGTGCCCTTGCCAAGCCTCACCACCTCTCATTCGTGTTTGTTTTTGGTAAAAGAAAAGAGATAGCCAGAGCCATCCCTTCTTTCAAAATCTATTTAAACTATTTCTTTCCTCTTTAATTTTTCTGATTATTTCCAACCCTGTTCTATATGTATCAATCTCCCTTGACGGATAACTGTTGAGAAATAAATATATCAAAATTGTAATAATGCCTATAATCAGCAAAATTGCCAATGTAACATTGAAAAAACGATGATTTTGCTTATACAAATCTGGCACTAAGGTAACAATTAGTGCATACATAGCTATTGATGTTGGTACTACATCTCTAAATTGCATCAATCGCTCATTACTTTCCTTGGCAACAATAAATGAGGTTTCAATATACTCCAATTCCTCTGTACTGAACCCTTTAAGATAACTTTTTATGCTCTGGTACCCTTCAAAACCAAGTTTTTTATTAGCCTTAACATATTTTCGAATATTACATATCTTCTCCATATGATCCCCCCTTTTTTCTTCTATTATACACCAAAATCCGACAAAAGAAAAGCCCCCGCCTCAAAGCAGGAGCCTTTCCCGAGAAGGAAAATTATGTGTAAAAAAGAAAACCACTGGATCCTCCAGGAATCGAACCTGGGACGATGTGGTTTACAAGCCAACTGCTCTACCACTGAGCTAAGGATCCGGAGAAGGGGGCGTCCAGCCCTGGGATGGAACCAGAGCCAGACGAACCGGCCACCCGGCTGTAACACCTGGCGGCCGACATTTCGGTAAGTATGAAAGCCGCCGGCTGTATGCCTTTGGCTTCATGGTACACTATAACATTTTGAAGTGGGACATTCAGGACAAATGGGACAAATTTTAAGCCACTTCCAAAAATCTCTGAAATTCTTTTTTAACGCTCTCTCCCGTTGCCCTTCTTCCCATTCGCATTGCAACCTGTTCCCAAGTCATATCCTCGAACACTCTGTACCTGATAATCCGCTGCATCCTGGGCGAAACTGTATTGAGCCATGCTTCCACCTGACGCTTGATCTTCTCTGCGTTCCGGATCCGCTCCTCCAGCAGCACTTCCATACGGTCCAACTCATCCGGATTCTTAACAGCTGCATACCCGATCCCCTCCAGATGATAGGTCTGTAACGTGTAAGGGAACTCATGCGCAGAGCCCTTAACACTGTCCTTCTGCATCTGGCTGCGGCGCTTCCTCAGCTTCCGTATCTCCGCCTGGGTATCCTTAATCAGCTCGCAGGCATCTATGTACTGCTCCAAAATCTGCTTGTCCAACGGTATCACCTCCTCGCCCTCAAAATCCTCTGTCTGGCCTCATCCCACTCAGCCGCCCAGGTTTCCATATCCACTCGGACAATCAGGTACCTCTTTTGGTACAGGATTCCCATGTCGCTGTACTTATCGACCTGAGGCCTGCACTTCCAGCCAAATCTCTTTTGCAGCTCAATGCCACTGTACCGCCCTACAAGCTTCCCGCAATCATACAGGTCATAATATACTGGCCCCGGCATAACATCACCTCCAGATCATCAGCACCGCCATCAGGGAGACCCAGACCATAAGGTAATCCCAACGATCAATGTTATGCCGTATCAGATTGACCGTCCCTGTTATGGCCCACAGGATAATCACTACGCTCTTAAGTACATTCACGGCCACAACCTCCCTGTTTTCTCGTCTCTTAACCTGATCGTATCCTCCACATGGTAGCCCATACACTTAGCGGTAAAGAGCATCATGCGGACAGCCTTGCGGTAATCTTCTGGCGGCCTGTCCGCTTCCCGGATCGCAGCTCCTGCGGCCGGATCCGGATATCCTTCATGATTCTTGTACATTGTGCTTCCTCCGTTAAATGTCAGTTTACTTCCTCAAAATATTCTTCTAAGTGTTCTTTTGTAATTTCCAACCATGATCCATCCTCATCAGAATCAAGATGAATCTCTCCTCCAATAATTGTGTGGTTGCCATCATCAAGCTCATAGATTTTCCCTTTGTCAATTACAACGCTACTGTTTTCAATCAAGAATCCATCATCATCGTATTTGTCAACGCAAAATGACTTCTTGCATTTATACTGTTTCATCACTTGACCTCCGTCAAACCTTAATAAACCCTTTGTCCGCAATCACAGTATCCCGGATATTTCATCAAGTTCTTACATTTTGGGCAAAAATATTTTCCTTCGATAATTACCCGCGATACAGGTTGCTGCTTTTCAAGAGCATCATACGCCATATCGAGTGCAGCAAGTTGTTCTTCCGTAGGCACTCCCTTAAACATACGATTTATAATATCTATTGCCTCTTTCGGTTCCATATTTTCCTCCAAACCTTAATATCGTCCTATGTTTGCTATTGCCTGAAATATTGGATAGAACTGCTGTGGTACTACTGCATTTCCCAATGATCTAACACGGTCCACCCCATTGGGAAGCCCATATAAACTTCGGCATAATCTGGATTGATATGTGTCATATCTTCGCTCTGCGTCCTGAAACGGCTCGCTAATTTGTCTGACCGATATGTGTGACTCCCCCAATATCTGTTTTTTGCCGTTCCTCTCCACTCCGATGCAGTCAGTGTGGGCAACAATCGCTGTCCGATATCGCCTGTGCATGGCTCCAACACCTGCAGCTGGTAATACAAACGTCCTTGTGGCGTAACCTTGGTTTTCCAAGTCAGAAAGCACATCGTCGAGTGCCATTCTAATGATTCCAGCAACATTTTCTCCAATAACCCAAGAGGGCCTGAGTTCTTCGATAACTCTAAGCATTTCCGGCCAGAGATAGCGGTCATCCTCCTTGCCCTGCCGCTTCCCGGCAACAGAGAATGGCTGGCAGGGGAATCCTCCTGAAATAATGTCAACTGTATGTAATCCTGTTCGTTCATAGAAACTTTCTCCCGTTAATGTCCTTATATCTCTCCAGCGTGGGATATCGGGCCAGTGCTTTTCAAGTACCTTTGTAGGAAAATCCGCCCATTCACACTGTCCCACCGTCTGTATTCCAGCCCATTCTGCCGCCAGATCCAGTCCCCCAATGCCGGAGAATAAACTTAAATGTGTCAACATCTTATCCTCCAAAATGTCAGTATCGTTGTGTAACGTTATGTAATCTTACGCAACATTATCGTCAAGATACTTGTCCAGGGCCTGCCGGATCACCCAGCTAATCGCCCTGTCCTCCTTCTGGCAGAAGGCGATTACCTGTTTGAGCTGCTCCGGGTCCATGCTTATATTCTGCCGGATGTACTTCTGATCGGTTTCTTTCTTTGGTCTTGCCATCCCTCTGCCCCTTTCCGTGTATATATACACACTTTTTAATTAATGTCAGTTTTACAAAACTGGTTTGCATTTATTTGACCACTGTTTATCTGGATATTTTGAAACAAATTTTTCACAATCATTCCGATTTTCTATGTACGAAAAGAAAAATCTCCCACAGTCTGAACATTTCCTCTGGATTTCTAAATATCTGATATCATTACCATTTGGCCCATGTGTCCAATGCCAACAAATAACTTCACTGTTTTTATGCTTGCAAAACAACTTTTTGATAAAATTCATAGCTGATCTCCTAAACCTTAATTTGCTCTCAATGTACACTCCGTCTACTGATTGCAGCAACCAATCCGGCATCGGGCATTTCTACCTCCTATGCCCCAAAGTGCAATCCTAGCCCAACAGACTTATAGAAATCCCGCCGCATTTGTTCTTTTAGTTCCTCTAGGTCGATTGTAATTGTCATTTCTTCTGCCACTTTTACCTCCCGGTAATCGTGTTTTACTGCCACCGGCATCGGCACTTCAGAGGTTGACGGCATAGATGCCGAAACCAACATGGGATCGGGTAAATATCCTTCTGATTCCATTCTTTTCTTGCTACATTCTCCTTTAAATGGGCACTCTCTACATCTTTTTGATAATCTGGCTAAAGCTCCCATCATAATACCCCTTTCGCATCTTCAAAATTTTAATTTACGCTCTGTCCAGCCCATTGCTCTGCCATTGCATGAGCTATCCCCTGAAACGTCTTTGCTCTGTTTTTAGCATCCTTTCCGCGTTTTGCTGCCCCGTATTTGCTCCTGTCTTTTCTGCCAGTTCCTGCCGGCACATATGGTCCCATCGGAGTTACAATATCTGTTGGCTTTAACGGCGGAAGCCCCCGTAACCACAACCTCGTTTTCTTTGTGTAAGGATGTCCGAACTGCCAAGGTTGAATTTCCTGACTATGTGGAGGCATACGGAATACTGTACTTGACACTGGATTTTCCACAGCTATCTTCGGACAGTCAGCATTCAAGAAGCGTAAAAAAAATTCTTTTGCCGCCAGCCCCTTTTTATATCGTTCTTGGTCAAGCTGTCCCTTCTTAGGATATAAGCGGCAAGCCCCTGCATTGCTTAAATATGTACACGGCGGAAAAGCGATAATCATATCCCACTGCATTTTTAGCAACTCCAAGGCATCCACCTGTAAATGCCACTCTGGATGCCCGCCAGAACAGGGGTCTATGTCGCAACTATATGCTTCATGGCCCAACTTTCTAAGCTCCATTGTTACAGCCTGACTTTCTTCGCACGCTACTAAAATTCTCATTTTTCTCAAAAGGAGCCAGGATATCCTTTTGCGCGCGGCTCCGGTCTCCTTTCTTAAAATCTTAATTTAACTCGATACAACAACTACTTGTTTAATACCACAACTGTTTACTACAACTAACGTCTTAATCTTCCCAACTAAATTTTTCATGCCATATCTGCTTTTCTGGAAGCTGTTCAAAGGATTCCCGGCATATTTTTGCCGCCCCTTTCCATCTGTGACCCGGCCTCATATCTCCCAAAACCGAACAGGTGCAGTAATCATCCAGATCAAGCAGCTTATCACATCTACTGCACTGATACGCTCTCATTCTCTCTCCTCCTTCTGATACGGCTCCGGCAGCGGCATCCAAGCGGTCACATCACATAACTCTTCAAAGCAGGTTTCTGTAAAAAATCCTTTTCGCATTGCGTAACCGTATCTTTCTGTATAGGTTCCTTCTTTCACAATTCCATGTATTGTGCACAGAATTACTCTATCATCCTCTTCCGGCAGTCTCTCCTCCACCGGAATCCAGCGGTGCTGCTCCTTAAGCCGTTCGATTTCTTCCGGTGTCAGACCGGTATCCTCATACGCTACCAACCGCTCAACCAGCTCATCTTTCTTATTGGGGCTCCAGTATCCCGTTTTAATCCCGCTATTGCGGGGATGTGTTAATCTCTCCATGGCTATCCCTCCTTCTTCCCGGCACACACCCATAATGGATATGCCATCTATAAGTTCCACAACATTCTCTCATCATTGCACCTCCTCAGCTTTATCTTCTCATTTTCTGTATCCCGGAAATCAAAGCCTTCCGGTTTTCTGCTGCAATTACATCTCGGATTGATTCTTCCGGAAATGGGATTTGATAGGTGCGTTCTTTTATCCGGTTTATAATCCGCTCATCGTACCGCAAATCCTCCAGATTGGAATTGCTGGTAAAAATCGTCGGCAGCTTATCCTGATACCGCCCGTTGATAATGGCGTAAAACCGTTCTCCAATCCATTCCTTCGGCAGCTCTGTCCCGAAATCATCGATCACCAGCACTTCCACCGTTGCCAGCGCGTCCAGAAGATCACTTTCCTTTTGGTCCCGGTCATCCCAGGTGGCCTTGATCTCCTGGACAATCCGCATGGATCCGGAGAACCTGACCTGCATCCGGTACCTGCGTATCAGTTCGTTGGCAATACTGGCAGCCATCCTTGTTTTTCCTGATCCTTTTGTATCAGAGTACAGGTACAGCCCCATTCCGGCAGCTTTCATATCCTCCAGGTTATCCAGATAATATTTAATCGCAGAACACGCCTGCCTTATCGTTTTCCTGCTGTCCTCTTTCCGGTACACGTCCAGACAGAATGTATTGAGTTCCATGTTTGCGAAAGCCTCTGGAAGATTAGCAAAAGACAGCTTGCGCTCCATGATCTGGCGTTCTACCAGACCGCACTCACACCGGCGTCCATACTCTATGCCTTCCGCATCGCGCCAGTACACCCAGCCAGTCCCATGACATTCAGAGCATTCAGAACCCTGTGAAATCTTCCCCGGCATTTTCAAGATAGTTTCCTGCCTCTCTGTTCTTATCCGGCTTATCATCTTCTCCAAGGCATCCACCTTTTTCCCTCCTCTCCCGTTTTGCGGCGTCAATGACCCACTTCCTAATAGCCAGGTAACTGCTCTTGTGTTTGTACCCCTTCATTTCCACATACTCATCCAGGTACCGGACAGCATCTGTGGTCAGGGAAGTTCCATACTCGCTGGTCAGTTTTTCAAGCTCCTGGTCCGTCAACAGGACATGACCGTATTCACCATGCTTGTGTTTCACCTTTGACGGGGCGGCGGGTTCTTTTGATACGTTAGTATCTTTCTTATTGTTTTGTTTTTGTTTATGTTTATATAATGTGCTACTGTTTTGCACACCATCTTGCATACTGTTTTGATTACTGTTTTGCACACCAGCTTGCTTACTATTTGCTATAGTGATACAGTACACTGTCGTCTTGGTTCCCCTTTCCCGGAAATCAATCAGCCCTCTTTGTTTTAATTCATTTCTCGCTTTCAGTATTCCTGACCTGCTCATTCCCGTCAGTACTGAAAGCACTTGATTCGGCGCTTGAAACCACTCTGTCCAGTTGCTTCTGTTGCATACATGCAATAACGCAAAATATAACGACACCTGCCCTGTAGACAACGGATTTGTCGTGGCCGAATCCCAGAAAGAATTGATTATGGCTATGTAATTCATGTCTTCACCTACTATCCATCTCCCTGTCTGCTTCCCACTCTTTGTATATCCGGATCCAGTCTTCCAGCCGCATCGTCACCAGCCATTCGCACCGGTCTCTCCTGTGGAATACTGCCGGAAGAAGCCCTTTTGCGGCATCCCTTACCGCCTGTGATACTGCATCTAAAAGATTCAGGCGCTCCACCCGCTTGCACTCTATATGGATGCCCGGGAGCCCTACCACGTCCGCATCACCGGAGGCCCCGCAGTACTGCTGCCCCCTACGGCAGTCATAACCGTACTCCCTCAAAAGCCCTGCTAACTCGCGTTCCCCGCGCTTGCCTTTTTCTCTCTGTGATTTTCCCATGATACTCCTTCAAAAAAGGGCGGCGGTCAAAAGGTACAAACCCAGCCGCCCCCGGCCAACACCTCTGGTCATTTAATACCGTGACATATCAAATCCCACCAAAAGGTATGTAACTATATTTTATTTCCGGAGGGACCACCTCCTTTCACAGATATCTGTCTACCAATTCTGCTACATCTGTATCACAGCCCCGACTCCATTCATTCCAGAAATCGACCGTCCGAGATACCGGGCGCTCCTTTGCAAGCTCCACCTTAATCTTAAGCGGGATCGGCACCGCATCCCCAACGATCAGAACCTCACCTGGGTTGAACATCGTAACCGAATCTATGGTCTGGTCATCCCCATCCGGAAGCATTCCCTTAATGAGCTGCTTGTCATTGTCATTATTAAGCTTGCCGATAATCATGTTGGCACACTGAGCCACGATGGTACGGTTAAGCTCCGAAGGCCTCTGGGTCGCCGGGAAAAGCGTGATCCCGAACTTACGGCCTTCCTTGGCGATATCCTCGAACACCTCTACCATACGGCGCTGGCTAGCCGTCAGCTGGAAATTATCAGGGATATATACATGTGCCTCATCACATACAATCGTCACCGGGCGGATATGGTCCATATCCTGCTGACGCTGCAGATCGAAAACCAGCCTTGTCAGCACCCCGATGATTGTCAGCGCCACATCATGGGGAACGGCGGAAAGATCTATGTTCTTTACAGGCTTGTCCCCTCCTAAAAGTGCCTCCGCCAGATCGTACAGGTAGGACTGCGGCTCCCCGTGGAAGAGGAAACCATAACGGCTGTCCAGCATACGGTCCCTCAGAAGGTTCACCGCGCCTGTAAGCTTGCCATTGTACTCTCCCTTAACTGTTTTTGGCATCCCTGCCTTGTCCCCAGTCTTGTAATACTCCCTGGTTTCTGTCACCTGGTTATCCATCTCCTCCATTTTCTGGATCAGCGCCCTGTAGCTGAAATACACCGGCTTATTCTCTTTCCCGTCCGGGCATACCGCATAGTAGGCTTTCCTGAGCGCTGTCATGACTGTGGTGGCGGATTCTTCCCGGATCTTAAGAATATTCGCCACAATATCCTGAAAACCAAACATCCATACCGGGAAGTGGAACTCTTCACCAATCCGGATATTGGATGCATAAGAAAGGCTGCTGTACTCCCCATGGATATCAAATACGATCACATTAGCCCCCGGAAGCTTTGCCGTCTCTTCCAGGATCTTTGCCACGGTCTCCGATTTGCCGGAGCCGGTGTTTCCTACAATGCAGGCGTGGCGCTGGAAAAACTTATTTCCATCCACCCAGGCCCCGCAGCCATAGGATGCATACTCCCCGATCCGGAACCCAGAACCTTCCGGGCCTGCGATCATCCGCTCGAACTCATCCGCCCCGATCTGCTCAATCTTCACACAGGTGGTTGGGTATGTGTCGATAGCTTTTAAAAATCTCCCGTCCTTAAGGCTTCCGATGATCGTGCAATCAATACTCTTTACACCTGTAATCTCTGCCAGGAAATCCTCTTCCCCGATGCGTTCCTCTCCGTCCGTGTCTGTAAGCCCTGTAACCATTGTCACAAGGGAAGCCCTTCCGTCCGACACTTTCATCAGGTCATTGATCCGGATATCCTTAAATTCCGCCAGGTTCGTCCGGATCTGCACGCGGTCTGTCAATATTTTTACCAGTTTCATGTTCATGCTCCTTATACGTCCAAAAGTTCATTATAACTGCGGATGGCAGCCGCTTTTATGGATTTGCAGTAATCACATTTCCCACAGTATTTCGGCGGGACCAGACCGGCCTTAACCTCCGCAAAATGGTCTATATTATACTGGATCTCATCCAGCGCGAGGTTTAAGGTGGTCTGCGGGATCTGGAATATATCCAGATCAACCACACGCTCCTTGGTTGCCGCCGCCAGATAAAACGGAAGCAACTCATCCGTCACAGCAAGCACGCCGGCCTGATAGACAGCCCCCTGCAGGTCATACCGCCAGAGGGGGAGGCTTTTGAAATTTGCCACTACCTTAAGGTCTGTGATGCAGACCCCCGGCAGATAGCTGTCCATCTTGATCTTCCATGGAACCCCAAACAGGTCAAAGGTCATAATGGCCTGCTTTTCCCCTCCCATGAACTGCATAAACAAAGGATCTGACTTCACCCGTCCAATGATCTCATTGGCTTTTCTGAACTCGCTTTTAAGCTCATTCTTACGGGTGTATATTCCGGGATTCTCTTTCATAAACTCCGGCAGCGTCCCCTCAAAATAGGAATCCACAAAAGAGCCGACCAGAAGGGCCCTTGTAACAGGTCTCTCATATTCCCCGTGGATCTTTGCCATGGCCATGGCCTCGCACTTCATAAAATCCTTGTACTGGGAAACGGAGAAGAAGCACTCATTTGCTTCTTTCCCGTAATAATTATGCTCTGTAAGTACCATCACTCACTCCTTCTACCGGAACGGGGTCTCCGGGATTTCATCCGGCGGCTGGGTTCCGGCTTCTGCCTGCGGCTTTTCAGCTTCTTTCGCTTTTTCGGCTTTTTTCTTCCCGGAAAGCTTTCCTGGATCCTTCTCAAACGGGTTATTGACCTCTGATACTGCATCCTGGGAATGGTCTGCCAGGTCAAAATAATCCTCCCGCTTTGCCATGCCGTCCTCCAGGGACTTGTACACCCGCTTCAGACGCATCAGGTCATTCATGGTAAAACTCTTGACATTGCAGCCTATATAAGCCTCGATCATCGGAATGGTTATCCCGTACTTTTCCTGAAGAGTAGCAGTTGATGAACGGATCAGGTCTTCCAGCGGAACACCTCCATTACTGTCTGTCAGCGTTGCCTCACACTGGGCGATGGCTGCATCGATCACGTCTCCGGGGATCACGCCCAGGATACACGCACGGAGCCGCCTTGCGCCCTGGTTGGCGATCATCTCATAGATATCCCTCGGATCTGTCAGCGCCTTATTTCCCTGCTTTGTGCTGCGCACATGGGGCACCGCAAAGATCTTGGTCTGGCGGGTATTGGTCTCCAGATCCCAGGCATACGCCATGACCTGGCTTTCTCCGCTTCTCTGCTCCAGCTCCGTGATGCCGAAATCGATGTTGCCCCAGTTCTGCGCCATGGCCTCTGCCAGACGGATGGACGGCCCGGTTACCTTTGTAGTACCTCTGGGGTACTCATACATAGCCTGTTCTGCAAGACTCCTGCGCTTGCAGGCCTGCATGATACGGTTGAAGCTCTCGACCTCGTTACGGGGGAACTTTTTGGCGATCACCATAGCCGCCTGTACTTCCTGCGCCTGACGGGAAACCATCATCTCGGTACCCACGCCTCTGCCAGCCACCTGTCTGTTTTCCACGCCTTCATAGATGTTCATTACATTTTCCATCACATTTCCTCCTCTATTTCATCCCAGTTCCCGGAATAATACCACTCCACAAGCGCTTCCTTAAATTCTTTCTGTTCTTCCAACGTCCCGTGCAAGCAGCGTTCTAAAGCATACTGATATGCCTGATCTTCCTCCACGATCGTCCCAGCCTCAGGGCCTATTCCTTTGTAGTACATTCTTTCTCCTTCTTCTCGTCACATTCAGCACCCAAATCGAACCCCAATACTGCCGCCACAGTCTCACATTCGATCATCGTATACCTGCTTGCCTTAATGATTCCAGCCAGCGCATTGACCCGTCCCATGAGCATCAGGGCCTCTTCATACTGGTTGTCCGCACAAAAAACATCATTTTTTCGATTTGCCATCTTGATTTTCCCTCAGTTCTCCCTCATAATAGAGAGTGTTGTTTTTTATTTTCTGGACCTACCACAGTTGCCGCTGTGCAGGTCCTTTTTTATTCTTTTCCTCTCCCTCATATTTCTATAACCGTCCGTGTTTCCTGATCGTAGATCAATCTCAGTTTGTCTTCATTCACATCTGTCAGCTCTGCTTCATACTGGCTCTTCATCTCAAATGATATATTGTCCATCACAAGGCCTCTCTCTTCCAGTTTTTCCAGATGTTTACGGATCTTAAATTCCGCTATTGTCTTTGCTCCTCTAACCATCCTTTTCTCACCTCCTCTCACAGCGCTATTATTCCGGTAGCCACCAACAGCAGCACCGTCTCGATCCCCAAGAGGAACGCCATCACGGTAGATAATCTGCCAAACAGCCGCACATCCTTATGGCTCTGTCTGAGCTGCTCCCCGGCGATCCGGCCCAGCTTGAGGATCTGCTCCTCTTCCTTCCAGGTTACTACAACGCCCTCCACTGGGGCCTCATATTTAATTGCTTCTGGTTGCATGATTCCCTCCTATAAAATCGTATTTCTCTGCTCCTGCGGCACGTCCAGTACGTTGCAGATCGCCCAGAGATCATTCAGCCGGAACGTTCCGGGATTCCGTTTTCGTTGGACGAATGTCCCCGGATTGATGCCTGCCGCCTTGGCTACCATCGCATCGGTCATGCCCTTACGCTGCTTATGCTCTGCGATAATAGCCTTAATGTTATCACTCCGCTGCCTGCTATAGGCCATGTACTCCCTTGCTGTCATGGGTGATACCTCCTCTCTTAATCTTTAAACTTCCTTGCCATTTCCTCTTTTCTGCCCTATACTTTGTTTATAATTTTAATTTTAAAAAACACAAAAGAGGTAAATATGACTTACAAACAAAAGCAATTATTAAAAACTATAGCTATCTTAACTGATCGAACAGAGCAGACTTTTTTCTACGATCCTGATAATCAGTGTTTCTCCCTATATGACACAGATAAAAACATTAATGCACGAATTTTTTCAGGTCAAATATCTGGAATGGTAAATGACTTAGAATCAAAAAAATATATTAAATTCCTGCCGACTTACGGTGCTGATTACCAAAATATGTGCCTGACATATAAGGGGTTGCATTATTGGTACTTTACATTTGAAAAAATGGTAAGCTTCCTTTTCAAATCTGTGGTTGTCCCTATTGTGGTTTCTGTAATAACTACAGTCATCACCCTTTATATAAAAGGGTAACTACAATGGAAGTAATCATACTCAGGAAAATTGTCCACAACATATGCGTTATTTTCCTATTCTGTTCTTCGATTCGTTTTTGTGCTCGCTCATGTTCTTCTTCCCAATTGTAGGACATTATATTCTCACCTCCCATCCTCAGTCTCCCTTAGTAGTTCCTCTACCTTACGCTATCCCTAAATTCATCTGAGAATTCGCTTCGTTAATCAGTTCCTCTAAATAAGTGGGAACCTCATAGCAGTCAATCAGCTCATGGGCGTCTGCTATGTACTTCCGTTTCAGCGCTTTGTATGACTGGGGCCGACCGCTGTCATCATAGATACCGAACTCTCTCTTAACCTGATCGTAAATATCTCGATACACCTTGGAGCGGATTTCTGTATCCTTATAAGCTTCCGACTGCTTTCCCCCTAATAAGGACACGCCTTTGCGTTTTACATGACTGGACAGCTCATCCGCTTCGGAGCCGTACAGAGGAATGTCATATTCCAGTCTGTCCATGCGCTGTTCCATCTTCACCTGCTTCTGATCGATCATCAGGATGGCTTTCATTTCAGTGGACATATTAGGCATCTCATAGGAGCCTGTCTTGCGGAGCGTTGGAAGAACCTCGGAAGTTACCCAACGCTTGAATTTCTTAGCATTTGGCATCTTACTGGAAAGAATGAGGCTGTAAAGACCTGATTCGTTGATACATACAGGATTTTGTTCTCTTCCGATGGAGTCACGAATCGTTACCCCATCCGTTTTGTCCTCTTCATCTACATGGTCAATAATCGCTTTACGTGGATTTGAGTAGCCCAAAATCTCTGTTACATCCTTACCGACAAAATAAATTTCTCCATCAATCTCGACCGTTCTGATCTGGCCGAACTCCTCATTGTTAAAAATCATTAACTCGTGCATGTTATGTACCCTCCTTCTTCTAAACTCTTTGCGAAATACTCCTCTGTGCTTTGTATGGCTGCATATCTACTACCGGCAAAACTCCTTGCTGTTTCAAAAAATCATATAAAAATAATCTCCCTTTCTGAGTCCAGTAAGAATGTTCGCGAGAATGTTGAACGCCTTCCGTATCTGCATAATTACACGTTTTAGCTTTCAAATACCCATTACCTTGATACTTCGCATATAATACCCAGGTATCACCCTGTTTGAACTGAATCCCCATATCGTGAAGCATTACATTGAATTTCTTGGCCGACATTCCGTAATCTTTTGCAATAACTGTGGTTGCAATCAAATCCTTACACTGGAGTATCATGTCATAATAGGAGGCTTTTGGTTGAAGCTCCTCAATAACTTTCTGCTGCTCTACAACCTGAACACCTAAGAACTGGCAATGCTCTTTCAGATTATCCATAGATTGCTGGGCAAACCTCAATGCTCTTGCCATAATCTGCTCTGGTGTATTCCACGCTTTTTCAAGGTCAAGAAAATACTGGCGATACTGTCGGCCTTTCTCTGATCGCTGTATCATGCAAATCTGCTTTGCCATGTCTACGGAAATCTGATAGTCAACAGATGGCCTTCCACCGCTTTCAGAGGTTTTACTCATTTTTGAGCAAAAATCCTTTCCTTCTGAAAATCCATACTCCATCATTCTCGGAAACCAATCATTGAACCTTGTTCCGATTTCCAGTCCCTCATGCAAATCTCTCGCTGATACCATGGGCTACTCGGTATCGTAGTTGATTCTGATTAAATAGTTCATTATCTTACCTTTCCCGTCTCAATCAATGACATATAACATTTAATAAGGTTCTTCTGGTCTTCGGTGTACCCGTCAAAACGAGCAAATATTTCTCTGGATTCCTTTGACGGAAGCTTTGTATTAGAAACAAGAGCGTCCAGACCAACACCGAAATATTGCGCCACCGCCATCGCTTTTGCGACCGACGGTTCTGACTTATTCCAGTTATGAATAGTTCCATTACCAAATTTTAGAGTACGCTCTAATTCCGTGATTGTAATACCTTCATTCGAGCAGAGCTGTTTCACGCGGTCATATAACATTTTTTCACCTCCTGCTTTATAAAAAATCTTATTAAACCGTTGACAAATGCTAGAATATAATCTATTATAGTATTGTGATATTTCAATAGATAATTTTCATATTAACCACTACGTAAATTGTGTTATTATGATTTACTAGCTTATAATCTTGTCATGACCTTATATTAAATGATTTTAAGCTAGTTGTCAATACCTTTTTGCGATTTTAATCATGTTTGTTTTTTGAGGAGGAACTATGAATTTACGCGATAAAATTCGAGAACTAGCAAAAGAACAAGGAATGAGTTTGCCCAATCTTGAAGCTAAATTAGGTTTTGGGAATGGCACAATCGTTAGATGGGATAAAGCATCACCAACCGCTGAAAAATTGCAGAAAGTGGCTGACGAGCTTGGCGTATCTGTAGACTATCTTTTAGGGAGAGAACCGGAACAGCTGAATAATGTATATTTCAGCTTTGCAAAGGAAGCAGAAAAAAATGGTATCAACCCTAATGATATTAAACTTGCCATTGATATGATTAAGAAACTTAGGGGAGAATAATTTTTCAATACATTATTTGGAAATAAAGGAATGCTATGAACTATATAAGAAAAGCTGATCTTTATAAATTGATAGCAAAGCTAAAGCAAAATTGGGGACTAGATAAAAATGAATACAACCTTGATATAATAAGTCTTTGTCGTTCTCGTGGAATACAAGTAGGAGAAGTTCCCTTTGAAAGTTCAGGTCTACGAGGAATGGCTTGCCTTGGTGATAGCTCTAAGCCAGATATTATACTTTTAAATTCACATCGAAATAAAATTGAACAAAAAATAGATTGTTCTCATGAGGCTATACACTTGGCGTTTCATAGAAACATCAATTGTAAATCCTTTAATTGTTTTGAAACAGCTTTGCCAAGCCAAAACAAATATTTAGAGTGGCAGGCTAACGAAGGAAGTGCTGAATTAAACGTTCCATTTCAAACGCTCCTTCCAAAAATCAAAAAAAATCACCACCTTCTTAATACTTATTTTGATATTTCTCGTTTTAAACAAGAACTTGTACAAGAATATAATGTTACAGATGCTGTTATATCATATCGATTGGAATCATTAAAATATGAAATTGAGCAATTTGTACATGGTGTCTCTATGAAGGATCTGCGCATATTATCTTATACCTCGCAGTTGAAAGAAGGTATATCAATTAAATCCTTAAATGATATAGCTACAGAGGATTTATCAAAAGAACTTGAAGCCGAACACTGTTCAAATTGCGAAAGCACAAAAAATTTGACAGAATCTTCATTTTGTCCGATATGTGGCAAAAGTTCATTTCAATATGGAGAAGGAAAAATGAAATATCCAACTAGAATTAAGGTAAATGAAAATAGCAAAGCTCTTCGTTGTCCCATATGTGATAATGAGGAAGTTCCATTAGACGGAGATTATTGCCCTATCTGTGGAGCTGATTTGATCAATCGCTGTTCAAACATTGATAGTTATGGAAATGGTTGTGGAGCCTTAGCTGCAGGTAATGCTCGCTACTGTATACATTGTGGTTCCGAAACAATGTTTTCTTTAAATAAATTTTTACCACCATGGAAGGAAGAGCAGAATTTATTACCTTCAGATCCCAACTTTTACATAATATCAAAAGATTGGAATAATATCATCTTAAAGCAAGGAGGTGGCGCGCGTAGTTATTTAAAAGGCACTCTATTAGAACTTGATAGTGATAATAACTGTATTTATATTGTTTTTAATGATCCATTAAATTACGATATGGGTAAACGGCCATCTGTCATTCATGAATTGGAGAGCTATATATTCCAACAGTATGGTAAAAATATATATTTTAAAACTCGGTTACAAAAGAAATAATATTTCTAAACACAATACCTGAAAACAATTGTATCTTTGCCACCTTGACAATATAATATACTTACCTGGGCAGCCGATAGGGCGGCTATGACCCCGTTCCGAGTCTTGCGGAAAGGGGAATGCTTATGAGTACATACGAAGAATTTCAAATAATCCTGACCGTAGCGTTATTGATTGTTGCTATTCTGAATTTAAAAAATAAGTAGAGCCGCTTTGTCCCTGGAAAGATAAGCGGCTCTACTTAGATACGTTTAATCGCCGGAGCGGGAAGTCTTGACCTTCCTTATCGGCTGTCTTGTTAAGTATATTATATGTCAAATCCGTTTATTTGTCAAATTGCAAAAACCGCCCCTGCGCCAACAGGAACGGCTTTTAGATAAATTCTGTACAGGCTACGAAGGCCAATACAATATAGACTAACCACCTACATTGTACCATACCTCCGCGCACCTGTACAGGTGTATTTTTTATACGCATTTTTAAGGAGGAATGATACTATGGCAACTGCAAAGAAACTTCCGTCTGGCTCATGGCGCTGTCTGGCTTACAGCCACACGGAACGAATATACGATGAAAAGACCCAGAAATGGAAGAATAAACGGATCTATGAATCTTTTACGGATGACGATCCCAGCCCAGCAGGCCGGAAACGGGCCGAGCTGGCTGCAGCACAGTTTCAGGCGTCCAAAACACCTGACAAGATCCGGAAACGGCAGGATTATGGAAAGCTCACATTATCCCAGGCAATCGACAAATATATCGAATCCAGGGAGAACCTGAACCGGTCTCCCACTACGCTCCAGGACTATCGGTGCATCCAGAAGAACGCTTTTCCTGATCTGATGGATACTCCCATCAAAGATATTGATATAACAATCCTTCAGGAAGCTCTGAGCGCAGAAACTTGTAGACCAGCAAACAGCCCCTCTAAAAAAGGAAAGCCCATATCTGCCAAGCGTGTACGCAATGAGTGGGGCCTGATCCGCCCTGTGTTGAACAAATATGGTGTACATGACCTCGATTTTGAGCAGATAGAGCTTCCCACTGTTACACCCCGACTGGTGGAACTTCCGCCAGCAAAAACCGTCCTTAACATCATTAAGGGGACTGATATCGAATTACCTGTATTGCTGGCTGCCTGGCTGTCCTTCTCCATGTCTGAGGTCCGTGGGCTGACAAAATCCAAGTCTATCTCAGGAAATTACATTACAATCCATGAGGTGGTTGTAGACATTAACAATAAGCCAGTACGTAAAGAACTGGCTAAAAACCCAACACGTAACCGTCGCTTACAGATCCCGCCATACATACAGAATCTAATCGACCAGGTAGAGGGGGATGTACTTGTACCGATGAGCGGCAGAGCGCTGTATCACCGCTGGATTAAGCTTCAGCATGATAATGGGCTATCCCCTATCACATTCCATGACCTTCGGCATCTCAACGCCTCTGTCATGGCTCTGCTTCGGATTCCGGACAAATATGCTCAGGAGCGCGGTGGATGGAAAACCGATGAGGTAATGAAAAGGATCTATACACAGACTTTCTCTGATGAGCGTGTGCGTGTTGACAATACCATAGATAACTACTTTGAAAGCATTGTAAATTCGGAGAAGTCCTCTGTGAATGATAAAGAAAATCTATCACCGGAAGAGCTCATAAAACTCCTTAAAGAGCGCAATCCGGATAGCTGGTATAAGCTTTTAGAAAATGCCATGCAACATGAAATGCAACACGATACGAAAAAAGCCCGGTAAAACCGGGCAAAATTGAAAGCGCGAGACGGGATTCGAACCCGCGGCCCCCACCTTGGCAAGGTGGTGCTCCAC